TAGACCGACGCGTTCGGGCCCGAGCCGCCCGGGAGTCCGAGTGCCAGTTCGTCTCGGAGTGCCCCGCCAAGTCCCGAAGCGCTGCCGGTGTACGACCAGAAGGTCAGGCCGCCAGCCGAGAGCTGACCGCCGATGTCGGCGGCGAGAGAGAGGTTCGCGTCGAGCTTTCCCTGCAGCGCAGCGATCGCGCCGGGGAGGTCCGCGTCGACGTCGACCAGGTTCTCGATTAGCCCGTCGATGCCGAGCTCGGCGACGGCGTCGAGGCCAGCGTCAACGAGCACCTGCGGGTCCGGCAATCCGATCCCGAGCAGGTTGCCGAGCTGCGCTTCGACCGTGGACTTCGCGCCTTCGAGCTCATCGAGATAGGCCTCGAACGGGAGGAAGAGCTCGGCCACGCCGCTGTTCCAGTGTCCGCCTCCAAGCTCGCCCATGAAGGTGAGCCGCGCGGCCCCGGGCGCCGCCGGCGCGTTCCCGCTCGTGCCGGTGTTCACGCTCTGCGAGAACGAGCCCCAGGAGGAGAAGCTCTCCGTGGCGATGATCACTGCCTGGACCTGGTCGCCCGCGGCGGTCGCCCCGAAGCCGGTTCGGGTGGAGCGCTCGAGCTCCGCGCCGAATGCCTGAGCGCCGCCGGCGTAACTCCACCCTGCAATCCCGGGTGCGTTCAGCCCTGCGGAGAACGTCGCGACCAGCGGAGAGAGGATAGCAATTTGCCCCTCAAGCAGACCGAGCTCGGCGGTGAGTTCGAGCGAGGTGTCAGCGCCTGAGACGGTGACCGCTCCGAGCGACGCAGCGATGTCGAGCGGGTTGTTCCCAGCCGTGACCGCCAGCGTGAAAGCCCCAACGTTCGGGGGGAAGTCGAGCGACATCAGCGCGACGCGCGGCAGGAGGAGCGTCAGCGCGGCAATGTCGGCCCCGAGCTTCGAAGCCTCCGCGCTGAGCCCGCCGAGCGAAGCGGCAAGGCCTACGTTGAGCGCCGACACCGGCAGTGTTCCGACGCGAACCAGCCCAGCCATCAGGATTTCGAGGTGATCGAGCCGGAGACAACCTTCGCAGTAAAGGGCACCCCGGCACCTGGGATGGGAGGGCCAGGAGCGAGCGGGCTGCCTGGCGGGCCACACGTCCCGTGCAGCGTGCCAGTGACGATGCTTCCAACGGTGGCGATGGGTTTCCCTGCGCCGCGGCCGACGCGCACGTCCGGGCTGTCGATGATGACGGGGCCATCTGTCTTGATCCTCACTGCAGCCGTCGGACGGAAGAGCTCGATCACCAGCTCGCCGGTGTTCTTGAGCCAGATCTCCCCGACGAGCTCGCCCGCTTCGTCGCGCGAGTAGAGCCGCCTCTCGCCGGGCGCCGTCTTCTGAGCGTTCTTCGGGTCCGTGTAACCGGTAACCACCCGGGCGCCATTCCCGGCGGTCTCTTGGAGCTCTGCCAAGTCGACTCCGGGGATCGGGTGCGCGTCGTCCCCGGGCGCCCCGACGTGCTGCGCGGTGCCGGTGTCGCCTCCGCCCGCGTCATAGGTGACGATCGTCTCGAACTCGCCGTTCTCGGTGGTGCGGCGCTCGACCGCCAGGATGTCTGCTTGCTCGCCCATGCGATCACTCCTGCCAAGGCAAAACGTCCGGCACCTGCCCAGAGAATGCTCCGGGCAACACCAGCGTCAGCGAGGCCGTTTCCTTCTGCTTGTCCTGGCGAAGCTTCACCTTGCGCACCAGGAACTCCGTCTCGCGGTAAACCATGCAGGACGGAGCCACGACTGTGACCGTCGTGTTCTCACGCCAAAGGTTCCCCTGCGGATCGCGCCACGTCGGAATGTCGTCGATGTCGATCGTCAGGATGTTCGCGAACATCCGCCCGAGCTTCGCGCGCACCGCCTCCGGAGCGTCGCCCTTCTCGGAGTCGTCGAGCTTGAAAGCGTCGGGACGAAGCACCGTCGTGAGGAACGGGTTCGTCTGCGTGTCCTTGCCGTGCGGCCTCTTCTTCGCGAACCCCGTGACTTCCGAGAAGTACTCTTGCGGGTTGTAGTTCGCGCTGATGTTGGTGATGGGCGGCTCGCCTTCACGAAAGCGCATCACCGGCTTGCCAACCGCCGCCGACTTCCAGCACTTGAGCTTTCCGTCGGGCGTGCTCGAGATGACGAGGTTACGTTGCTTCGCGAGGTCGACCAGGAACTCGTGAATCTTCTTGTCGATCTCGATCTTGACCGACTTGAAGACCGGTCCCTCGCCATCCGGGAAAACGCACTGGATCCCGAACGGCGCCGTCAGCTTCTCGCAGATCGCCCTGAGCCCGACCTTCTCGAATGTGATCGGCTTCTCGCTCGTCGGCGCTGGCGCCGTGCAATCGATTAGTACGCCCGGTCGTGCGTACCCGGTGACGTCGACCTCACGCACCTCTGGCGTGACGTTGGGCTTCACGTCGACGAGCGTGCCGGTGAAGAAGTCACCGAGCTCGTGCAGGACGGTAAGCGGCTTGAAGGTGAACGGCCGGAAGGTCTCGCGAAACTTCGCGTTGTCGGGCTCGAACGGAGCCTTGAAGTGACAAGACGCGAACTCGTCGATCGCGGTCTCGATCTCGATCTCCGACCAGAACCCGAACACCTCGCCGGCGATCTGAAGGGTGATGCGTTCCACTCTTCAGCTCGCGCGGTAGTAGACGATCGCCTTCCCGGGAGGCAATTCCAAGATTTCAGATCCAGTCAAATCGTTGGTCTCGATCAGGAAGTCGAGGCGGTCGTCGACGCTGCCGTAGAGCTCGGCGGCGAGGTCGACGATGGTGCGGGCGCGGTCGAGCACGATCCGGCGCTCGGGGATGAGCTGAAACGAGGCCTGCACCAGGTAGCCGACGGTCAGCGCAACAGCCTGTTGGATGGCCTGCTGAGAGGCTCCGCCGTCGAACTGGTACCCGGCGACCTCGTTGATCTGCCCAAGCCCCGCGAACCCTTGGTCACGCCAGGCAACCAGTGTGTCCAGCTGAGCCGCGATGTCCCGCGCGGTTCGAAGCGCTTGCGGCTTGGTGGTGAACGTCGGCGTCTCCGTCCCTGAGCGAGGCGCGACCGGGCTTCGCGCGACGGAGCCGGAAGCGTCGATCGGTGTGGCCGCCGCGGCGATGATGCTGCCCGCCAGGGTATTGAGGGCGAACAGGTCCGACGTGTGGAAGTCGTTAGAAATCCGCTCGCGCCGCACCGGCAGCGACGAACCGCTAACGAGTGAGCGCGCCGGGTTGCCGGCGTCCGAGTCGAAGATCTGATCGGCGAGCGCCTTGTATCCGGCGAGGCGCGACTCGATGCCGGCGAGAGCTCGAGCCGGCATCGTGATCATGTTCGAGACCTGCTCGGCCAGGAGGATGGGCGTACCGATCAGGACGTCGATGCCGTCGTTGATCTCTTGCTGCAGCGACCGAAACGCCCGAGTCACCGAGAGGAGGGTATCCGATACGCCTTCGAGCGCGGCGCTCGTGGCCTGGAGCAGGTTCTTCGTCGTCGCCTTCGCCGCGGCCCGGTTGACCGCGTTGGTCAGATCCATCTTGTCGGCGAACTGCTCGGCGACAGCGGCGTCGAACACCTGGAGCGCGTCGAAGATCTCGTTCTGCGGATTGGCTTCCGACGTCGGGTAGACGCCAACGAGCGTGCTGAAGAACGTGAGCTCGATGACGCTCTGGTTTGCTGCCGTCTTCAGGTCATCGCGCCGCGTGATCCTGCCGAAAGGGACGACGTTGACCGGCCCGTACATCGGGTGCTCGAGCCGGCCGATCCCCTCCTCGAGCAAGACCGCCTCGAAGTCTGTCGCCTCCAGGTCGTGGTTCGGCCCCGAGAAGAAGCAGCGGAGCGGGTACTCGCGCGACCCGAACCCCGTCCGCTGCACGTACGCCTCTGCCACGCCAGGAAACTCCCAGACCGTGCCGCGCGCCTCGTACTCCCGGCTCACGTCCTCGTAGAGGAACGTCAGGCGGGTGCCATTCGGCCCGGTGTAGGCGGCCTCTCGAAGGCGGTCTTCCCACGGCACTAGTAGTCCCCGCTCGGCTTCATCTTGACCTTCGTACCCTCGCGCTTCGGCGGGTCAGAAACCTCCGCACGCCCCGACTCATCTCGGATGGTGATCTCCATCGAGTCGTCGCGTGGCATCACGAAGTTGTCCGGCAAGATGACTTGCGGCGATCCGGAAAGGTCGACTTGTTGCACCCCACCGAGCGTCGCGTTGGGGTCGATCGGGCCGAGCTGCCCGAGTCCACCGGACGGAT